CCTTACTATTTACTTGAGCCTAAGTATGCTATTACAGCTATTGCTCAAATAGAAGAAGAGTGGTCTGCATAAGACAACTTAACTAAAGGTAGAAAGGGGCTTAAATATTTAGGCCTCTTTTTTTTTTATTATCTTTGTACAAACTCAACTTACAATGATAAACGAAGTAAGAAACACAGTATTAGCTATTGCTAATAAGAACAACTATGGCTACATATCTCCACAAGATTTTAATCTATATTGTGAACAAGCACAGTTGGATATATTTGAAGATTATTTTTATCAATATAACAATTGGATTAATAAAGAGAACGCGAGAATATCAGGAACAGGATATGCAAACATAGTTAAAGGTTTAGAAGAAGTAGCAGATAGTTTTTCAGCTGAGGTATTTTTAGATCAGACTGTGGCTAATTTAAATAATGCCAACCTTTATAATCTACCTCAAGATTACTATTTAATAAATAAAGTTTTTTATTATCCCTCTGCAAGATTTAGTGGTACTACGACTGGAGCTCAGGGTTACAAGTTAATAGATGCAACTGGTGGTTTTGTGCCTTCACCGGCAAATCCTTTATTTGAGCAAAATCCACCCATAGGGAGCATTATAGTTAACACCTCTTCTAACCCCATCTCACAAGCATATGTTACTGCAGTGGATAGTACCACAACTTTAAGTTTAAGTGCAGATATAACTAATGCTGTAGCACAGAATTATGTGGTATACACTAATACCAATATAACTGAAGTAGAAAGGGTTAATCAACAGAAAATATATATGTTGACAAGCTCTAACTTGACTTCCCCTACAACTCAGTTTCCCGCGTATGTTTTAGGCGGAGCTACATCTAATGTACAAGCTGGACCTAACTCTGCAATAGGAAATACTATTACAGTTTATCCAAGTACAATTAGACAAAAGGGAGCAGTACAAGTACAGTATATAAGATATCCAGTTACACCAAATTGGACATATGTAACATTAACTGGTGGTGAGCCTTTATTTAATGATACTGCAGCAGACTATCAAGACTTTGAATTACCATTGTCTGATCAACCAGGTTTGATTGCAAAAATATGTCAATACATTGGTGTAGAGATTAGAGAAGCAGATGTCTATGAGTTTGGAAAACAAGAAATAGTCCAAGACAACCAAATACAAACATAAAAGATGGCATATATAACACAATATACATATTACGAAAATAATGGTAACACTCCCACAGATGCTAATCTTGGTTCTTATCAGTATGTTTCTTTGCAAGATATAGTCAATAACTTTATGTTAATATATCAAGGTAATCACGAACTGGTAAATAACTTAGAAAGATATCAAGTTTTATTTCATGCTAAAAGAGGTATACAAGAATTGAACTATGATGCGATGAAAGAAATTAAAGTTCTTCAGTTAACTTTAGACCATAACTTTAGCTATCCTTTACCATCTGATTATGTTAACTGGGTGAGAATATCTCAGTATAAGGATGGGGTACTTTACCCTTTGACTGAAAATATACAAACTAATTTTAGTTCAGCTTATCTACAAGACAACAACTCTGAGTTGTTGTTTGATCAGAATGGTAATGTTTTAAGACCACAAGATTCTCAAGTAGATTTAAGTAGAGCAACAAGATCAATTTATCTTAACAATGACAGTGATTTTGATGGATGTGAGGGGTATTGTATAGATGGTTGTTGGTATTTTGATTATAGAGTAGGAGCAAGATTTGGACTTAATACTGAAACTGCTAATATAAACCCTACATTTAAAGTTGATAAACAAGCAGGTAAAATTTATTTTAGCTCTGCGGCAGGAACAGATTCAATAGTATTAGAATATGTGTCCGATGGTATGGAAAATGGTGATGACTCACAAGTCAGTGTCAATAAGTTGTTCGAAGAATATTTGTATGCTTATATAAAGTATGCCATTTTAAATGGTCGATTTGGAGTTCAAGAGTACATTGTTAATAGAGCAAGAAAAGATAAGTCTTCTTTATTAAGAAATGCAAAACTAAGATTAAGTAATATACATCCTGGTAGACTCTTAATGAATTTAAGAGGCCAGAATAAATGGATTAAATAATGGCATTAGAAAATGTAGTATTTGTACAAGGTAGAATGAATAAGTCTATCGATGAAAGGCTTCTACCTCAAGGAGAGTATATAGATGCTCAGAATGTTCGTTTGGGTTCAACTGAAACCACAGAGGTTGGTGCAGTAGAAAACTCACGAGGCAATACACAATTAACTACATTAGCTTTTGGAGGACAAAATTTTTCAGTTAATGCTACATGTATTGGTGCATATGAAGATGGTATAACTGAAACTATATATTGGTTTGTGCACGATCCTAATAACCCAACAAGTGGTGGTAGATTAGATGCTATTGTTTCTTATAACACACAAAATCAAAGTATAACTTATCATGTTGTTTCTTCAAGTATTTTAAACTTTCAACCTACTTATTTAATTACTGGAGTAAATCTTATTGATGATTTATTATTTTTTACAGATGATATAAATCCCCCAAGAAAAATAAATATAAATAGAAGTTATCCATATCCACCAAGCCCAGGATATGCAGATGTTTTAGTTGAAGAAGATTTTAATGTAATACAAAAGATACCAGGCTATGGAGCTGCAGATACTTTATCTGCTCCTTCCTTAGAATTAGTAACTGTAAATGGACAAGAAAATTATTTAGAAAATAGATTTATTTCATTTGCATATAGATATAGATATCAAGATGATGAATATAGTGCTACATCTTTATTTAGTTTACCTGCATTTCAACCTAATAATTTTTTATTTAGTCCTTCTAATTATGTAAATGAAGGAATGTTAAATAGGTTTAATGCAGTTAATGTATCATTTAATACTGGTTCTTCAAGAGTAAAACAAGTAGACTTGTTATACAAAGACTCAAACACTAATAGTATATATGTAATAGAGAGATTTGATAAAGATGATTATGGATGGGCAAATAATACCACACAAACATTTTTGTTTACTAACAGTAAAATTTATACAACATTAGGATCAGATGAGTTATTAAGACTTTATGATAATGTACCCAGGACTTCAAAAGCCCAAACCATTATGGGTAACAGACTTATCTATGGTAACTATGTGGATGGGTATAATATGACTAATGCAAATGGTGGAAGAATATCGGTAGATTATAGTACATCATTAAAGTCTGAAGATATAGATTTTGAAATATTACCTGATGCAACATTATCCCAAGGTATTGCATATACTTTGTCAGGTTCAAGTATACAGTACAACAATTCATTAGCTACATTTAATTTAACTGACATTGCTGATAAGTTAAAAAAAGATGGTATCATAAGATTTGTATTTAGAGTTACAACCGATCAGTTAAATGGAGATACAGCTAACCCTTGTTACTTACCAACTTTTAGTAATGGTGATGTACAACTTACATTAAACTTTACTTTACCATCTGATTATAATAGTGTATATGATATGGTTAATAGTAGTGAGTTTCAAGCAAGATTAGGAACTGTATTAAACTCTAATTTTCAACCTATTTCAACTTGTGCAAATGGCACATCAGTAACTGATAATTTTAACTGTGCTCTTTCTGTACCTACTAACTGTCCTGGATGGACTAAACATAATAGTAGTATTACTGACGCAAGTTCTCAACAAGGATGGGCTCTAACAACATCACCTGGTTCAAACAATGTTTCATTTCAACCTATTGCAATGAACTTTAGAGAAACCAATGCTCCAGTAACAAACTTATTTGAATACTTTAGGTTTGAATCTGCATCGGTTACTTTCAGTGCTATATCTGATATGGGTAGTTTACATAGTAACAGAGACTATGAAACTGGTATTGTATATATGGACAACTATGGTAGAGCTTCTACTGTAATGGTTTCTGAATACAACACAATATTTGTACCTGCAGAAAATGCAGATAAAAAAAATTCTATACAAGCTCGTATTAGTAGTTTACCACCTTCGTGGGCTTCAAGATATAAGTTTGTAGTAAAGCCAAGTAAAGGTAATTATGAAATTATATATAGTAATTTCTTTTATGTGAGACCAAGTAACAATGTGGTTTACTTTAAATTAGAAGGTGATAATCAAAACAAATGTAAAAAAGGAGATACACTTATTGTAAAAAGAGATGTTAATGGTCCAAGACAATCATTAACTGAGTGTGAAGTATTAGATATATCTGCAGAAGGTGAAGACTTTTTAGCTACACAAAATGAATTAGGAACTTCAAGTCATCAGATAGCTGGCTTATACATGCAAATAAAAGCACAGAACTTTGCAGTTCAAGGTGATTTAGCTAATCCAGTTATTGAAAATGGAGTTGAAAATTATAGAAGTAAAAATGAAAATAGATGTAATGCTCAAGTAAACTATCCAGCATTTATAACAGAAACCAGTGGACCTACATATGAAGTATATGATGTACCTGCGGGTAGTATTATTGATATAAGATGTGAGTATGGTAGAAATGATAGAAGTGGACAAAACTGTCCTGGTAGGAGATATGTTTTTGATAAACAATATGTAGCATCTCAAAACTTTATTAACTTATATGAGTGGGCAGTAGGAGATGATTTTAATCCAAATACTGGTATTTGGGAGTCAGGAAGTGAACTAACAAGTGTCTTTGTTTCTACTATTGCAGATTCAGCAGCAAATATACAATGTACAAGTCCTAATCCTGCAGAACCAGTGTGGCAGTTTTGGCAGGCTGGATATGCTGGAACAATTGATCCTGCTCAACCATTATACTTATCAGTAAGAAGTGGTATAAAAGGATGTGATAATGTCTTTGGCGATTCATATTCTTACATAGAGTTAGAAATTGTAGTAACAAGAGCAAATGAATTAATAGTTTGGGAGACAGAACCTATTGAAGCAAATGATGAAATATTCTTTGATGCATCTAAAGACTTTCCTATTACAGGAGGTTTTCATATAAGTGGTACTGCTGATGGAGATCAAAACCAAACTGCAACTCAAGATGCAGTAGTAGATATACCATTTATTAATTGTTATACTTTTGGTAATGGAGTTGAAAGTTTTAAAATCTTAGACAAGATAGCTACCAAAAGCTTAGTAATGGGGCAAAGAGCACTTGCGGTTTCTAATGCAGATTATAAAGAAGCTGATAGATTTGCAGGGTTAACATATAGTGGAGTGTTTAGTTATTCTACAAACACTAACAACTTAAATGAATTTAATTTAGGTTTAGTAAACTTTATGGACTTAGAGCAAAACTTCGGACCAGTAATGAAATTACATGGTAGAGAAACAGATATACTCGTACTACAAGAAGATAAAATTAGTTATGTACAACAAGGTAAAGACTTGTTAAGTGATGCAGTTGGTGGAGGAGCAGTTGTTTCTACCCCTGAAGTTTTAGGTAAACAAATAGCAAGAATAGAGGAATATGGTATAAGTTTTAATCCTGAAAGTTTTATTCAATGGGGTGAGACTATGTATTTTACAGACACTAAAAGGTCTGCAGTAATACAATTAGGAGCACAAGGGCAAGTTGGTAGTCCAATAAACATTGTGTCTGATATCGGTATGAGGTCTTGGTTTAGAGATCAATTTGTTGAACACCTTACAACACAAAAGTTAGGTGCATACGATCCATATATGGATGAGTATGTATTAACAACTAATGATATACAAGTACCTTTTCCTACCACACCAATCAAATGTGGTACTACAGTAACAATAAATAATTGTACTGCAGCTAAAACATTTACTATAGATTTCGGTGAGGTAATCGATAGTACAACTACAGTTAGTTTTACAGTGACTGGAACTGCATCTATAACTGGAGTATGGAATGGAAATAATGCAACTCCTAACCCTTTAAATTTAACTAATGCAACTGGTACATTAACATTTAATAAAAACTTAAATACACCAACTACTGCTGAAGTAACTATAACGCCAACTGGCAGTTGTTCATTTACATTTACTCCAAATTGTCCAGATGAGACTACTTTAACTATTGTTCAAGTGGTATTAAACTCAAGTCAAGATTCTGGAGACCAAATACATGTAGAATATGGATGGAGTGATACTCAAACAATAAGCCCAATAGCAAGTACCCAATCTACTTTTGGTTCGGTTAGTACAGTAGCATCTACATTTTTCTCTCAGTCAGGGGTTAGATCATTAGGTATATTTCCATATAATGGTGCTAATTTTATGTTGAGAACAAATAAATTAGAGGCAGATAATTATAATGTTGGAGATGGTTCTTATAAATTTAGTTTCTTATCCAGTAACACTCAGTATAATAATACTGTTGCGGATATAGCAACTCTTACATCAAGTGCAAATTTAATTGGTAGTGGTTTAATTACAACCCCTACACCAGATATTTACAAAGCAGACTTAACACCTGCAACAAATCCAGCATTTAATATACCAAGTGGAAATCAATACTTATATTTGATATATGATTTTAGAACAGTAAGTGCACAACCACTATGTTATGACTCAGCTTCTACTACAGATGCTTGTTGTGATTGTACATTTACATGTACTTCTTGGAGTGCTGGATCAAGACAAGATAGTGTGGCAGTAGCATGTCAACAACCATTAAATAAAACATATTATTTTTTAAATCAAGCTACTCCACTAACCTATCCAACTGTAGGAAGTTTAGTATATACAAGCTCAGCCTGTGATGCAACAACTGTATTACCAGCAGGGTTTTATAAATATACATTAGGTTATTTTAAAGTTGACAATAATGGAATAGTAATACAACAAGGAACATGTTAAAATTATGGCTGGAACTATAGGAACATATTATTTTGATGGAACAAGCTTTGCTAATGCAACTATGCTTTACACTGATGCTACATTATCTACAGTAGCACCTAATGGATATTATCAACAAAACGACATTATAAGACAATTAGTCGGTGGACCTGGTAATCCTGTGTTATTACAACCACAAGCATGTGTTTCCTGTAGTGTACCCTGTGGTAGTGGTGTAAATGGTAATGGTGGTACTGGAAAATATTTATTATCTATGAATTTAGGTAATTCAATAGGAGCAGTAAAAGTAACATTT